ACACACTACCTGTAATGTCTCCGTCATATGGATCTACACTAAAAATTATTTTATTAGCAGCATCGTCTCTTGTTACAGTAACGTTTGTGTGATCACTGTGTACGAGCATTGGTGCAACGACATCGTCAACATCTCCACCTTCTGCACCCAGTAAACTATATACTTCTGTAAAGTTATCATTTACTTTGTCAAATGCTGTGCGCAACGGATCGCCGTCACCTTTGTTAGCACTTGTACCTAAGTTAACTGTTTGTTTTGCCATTTGGTGCTCCTAGTTGTACTCTTAATTTTCCAGCAGTTGCAATTACACGTCGCGGCTGCGGGTTTTTATTGTCTACAGAAGCCTTTGCTCCGTTTTTTACAAGTCTATCTACGTTTTTGTTTTCCATTAGTGCTTCCCTACTACAACTTCAACTGTGCCGCGTTCGCTATCATCTTTAGTCCCAACTGCCTTACCAATAACTTGTCCAACACCTGGTGCATTATTAACAATAGCATAACCTGGTACAGCACTTGTGACAAGCATGTCACCTTTAGCAACCTTGCCAATAACTTTACAAGGCACTCTACCTTGCAATGCTAGTCCTACAACATTATCACCTTCTAATGCGCTGTTCATTAAGTGTGCTGGATTTGTTGTTACAACACCTGCTACACTTGTCTGTCCTTTTGCTGTACATTCTGTAACCTCTACATCTCCTCCAAATACAAGTACTGTACCCGGTTCATAGTTTGTGTCACCTAAATAGTTTTCTGCCAAGTCAGCGTAGTAAGCTTCTGTTGCAGTACCATGGAAGGTTGTTGCATAAACATTTGCATATTTTTGTGATGCACTTCCGATATCATATGAATTAGTTGTATCAGGTAGCATACCTGATGAACTAAACAGCGCAGGTACAACACTTGAATTTGTTGCCGAGTCTGCTGTAACAATTGCAATTTTTCCTGTTGTTGATACACCGGTGTTAGCGCCTATACCGATACCTGTACTTGCTGCACCCTTCTCTTCCGGAGCTTCGATAAAGCTTGAATAAATCCAGTCTACCGCTAAGACTTTTTCACCGTTAAAGTTAGATAACCCTTGTAGAGTACTTTCTGATACTCCTGTTGCAGATATATTTACACTACCTGCTATTTCTAAATTTGGAAACGTAGGGGGAACATATCCTGGATCTGCAGGAACACCTACAGCAGGTGCGCCGCCAGCTGCTCTCATAATTTCTCCCTGTGAAGGAGTTTTCATAATTACAGTTGTTCCGTCAAGTGATAGTATTTCATAACTTGGATCGCCACCGAGTATAAGTGAGTTTACTTGTACACTACCGTCAGCGTTTGTTTTTACAATAGAATTGATTTCGCCTGAAATACTTACATTTGAAGTGCTGTATGTACCTTCACCTGTTTTAATCAATACTTGGCCAGGATCAGATAATGCTGATAATTCGGCAGCAAAATCAGTATCGTTTAGGCCGCCACCTTCTGAAATAACAGTACTAAATGGGATTTGGTCTATATCATTATCTGAACTATCGCCTGCATAATTACCTAACACGGTTCCGTCATTTATACGTTGTATTTTTTGTAAAGGTAATTGTCCATTTGCAACTGAAACAAAACCACCTACAGTTGTAAATATTTCTTCGTCAAATACTGCTGATCCTAAATCGTTTTGTGTAATACCAGCAGAGCTAGGTGCAGTACTTGCAGCATTTAAACTTAGTTTTGATTGCGCAATATTAGCTGTAGGACTAACATCTGAATTAACAATACTATTAGATTTAATTTGGAAATTAATAGTTGTAAATCTGTCTGTTACCACGCCGCCGCCGTCTAGTGTAACTTCTTTGTTAGTAGTAATATCTATATCACTAGCAGCATTAATGACACCGTTTGCCCATTCGTCTACAGGACCATCAACTACAAGTCCTTGGGCGCCACTTACATCGCCTAATACAACATCAGCATTACCCGAAATACCTACTGGTTTACCGTCACTAAACACTCCGGTTGTTGGAGAATATGTTATTTCTATTAGATCTCCTTCATATCCAGTAATTACTTGTAGGTCAACTATTAATCCTGTAGCCCCTGATACAGTTCCTGTAATTGTGTCTCCGCGTTCAAACGGTCCTCCTACAATAGAACCCGAAATAATAAATAATTTCTTATATTCTGTAGAAACTAATAATTGATTTTCGTCAAAGCTTTGATATTGCACACTTCTTAAATCTTTAATTTCGTCGCCGGTATCTGTGCCTGAATCGACATATGCTTTTGTTGCAGCATCAGAATCTGAATTAGGTACTTTCAAATTAGTAATTGTATTGCCAGCTGCATTCAAATCATCCGTCATAGGAACAGCACCGTTAGGAGCAAGCACACCTGGCCCTAGTTTGTTAGAAACAGGAGTACCATTTACATCGTAGCCTAAGCGTCTGTTTACATAGCCACGTACAGCAAGTTCTGTTGGCACAGTATCTGATGCATTATCAGTCATCGCTGTGTCTGTACTAAATTCAGTAATAACAACACCACGTTTAAAGCCTAGTCCATCAACATCACTAAGTGCAAGTGATGCACTAAATGTAACTGTACCAGTACCCTGGTCTACACTAAAGAATCTACCAACTCTAAAGATACCATTTTGATCTGTACTCACATAGAACACACGACCTTTGCCACGTTCATCAACTTCTTTAGCTTGGTCTTTTGTTGCAGGCTCACCAAAAATAACAGTTGGATAATTTGATTCATTAAATCCACCTGAGCCTACATCTAGGAAGTCATGTGACGTAGCACGACACGTTGAGATATTTACAGTAACAGAACCTTCTGCGCCTGCTTGTAGTCCCGCTCTAATAATTACTCGCTCTGAGCCTAAGACCACAGGAGCAGATAATCCTACTTCTAAGCCTCCTGGATTCGCATAGTCATTTAAGTTAATGCTGTCTATAACTTCTAAATCTACAATAACGTATTCATTATCTTCTGCAATCGGAACAATTGCATCAGTGTTATCGACACCACGAGCATTATATACATAGAAAGTTTTTCCGCCCCATGTAATTATTGGTGCTTCTGTTAATGTGCTTGCAGTCCAGCCTACAGGTCTATTTGCAATATCAGTTTTTAAGTTGTTATTCAATCTAGAAACTTCATTTTCATCAAGCGTAGGTTGCAAAGCAAGAACAACGTCACCTGCTGTTCCTCCTTTTGTTGTGCCCCCACTGCTTAACTGTGTTTCCTGAGCTTTTGCGCTATCGATCGATAATCTTATATAATCATATGTTGCATCAAACCCAGATTGCAATTCGTCACTTTCTAGCTCATTACCTATACTATCCGAAGTTAAAAAGCTAATTGACCTATATACGAAGTCTGGGTTTTCTTTAAAAATAACCGCAGTAGATGGACGAATTGTTAAAACATCCGGTCTTGCAAAATCTCTAATAATATGTGTTTGGTTACGTCTATAGTTTATGGCTTCGCCAAATGGTACATCGTCTAGCAGGCCGTCTGTGCTAAATTGACTATCACTTGTTGAAAAATTAAGTTTATACACAGTACCATCATACATTGGGCTATTACCATCTAAAAATGGAGATCCTGTAATAGATGCTGCTGTAACTACGCCGCCGTCAATTTCGGTAATCGTTATAAATGCATCATTTTCAATAGTTCCGCCGCCCAGCTCTAGTCCATCTACGACCATTGTATCGCCAACAGTATAATTACTACCGCCACTATTTACTTCTATCGAATAACCGTTTCTTATTGTTTTATATGCAGTGAATGTAACACCAGTTGCTGTCAAGTTATCTATTGTCTGAGATTTAAATGGAATTTCTGAGCCAAGGTAGCGCATTCTCCCTAGATGAGCTTCTGTAGGAGCTACGTTTGCCACTTCGTAACGAGCAAATGCTGGTATACCAGGATGATATATATCAAATTCTGATCTATTGCTAGGTATATCTTTAAAGTCGTAAGCAAACATAAACAAGTTTAGTTTTTCATTTGCATATCCTGTACTGTCAACTCTAATTGGTACGCTGCTGGCACCCAACGCATTAACTGTAGAATCTCCTGTAATAGGTCCAGTGACTACGAGTTCGTTTGTTGTGTCAAACGCTCCTGAAGTATCTGTTAGGTATATAACTCTGTCACCCGACGGTGAAGCAACGCTATCTCCTAGTTGACTAGTAGACTTTGAAACTACACCTGTTGCACCTGTTATATTTTGTTCAATGATTTCACCTTCTTCTAATATCACAGGAGATGTTAATTCTAAAATAACATTTGCTGTAAATGTTTTAGCCGGCTGCACCATGTCTTGTCCAAGAGCAATCGCATCTGGGATCTCGTTAGGATCTGATCCTTCAGCAACTAGTCCAAACTCACCGTAACAACTTGAACCTGTTAAGGATCTAATTTCTGAACCGTTCTTAGCATAGTACGATGTATGGCAGTAGTATGTGAACATACTAACCATCTCAGATAGCGCACCGTTAACACAAATTAATCCATACCCTTTATCATTAATTTGTGTAAAATCATTACCTAGCATACTTCTGTTACCAGCAGTTTGTAGTGTAACATCAATCGGCGAAGTTAAATCATCTAGGTCTATTCCTGTACTCAGTGTACTAGTTAAACCACTAAAGCCTATACCGTCATTGGAACTCGGACTTAATATAAGTACTGCTGTTCCTGTTTCTTTATCGTATTGGGTTACTGCATTAATTTGGAAGCGTCTTCCATCGATATAAAAAACACTTGGCGTTTCAGGCCTACGCACAAATAACCCTTGAGGTTCTTCTGGACTACCTAAACTTTGAATTGATAGTTTAAAGGCATCACCGTCTATTCTATCAATAACTTGTACTGCTGAATTGCCTACAAATGCATCAACAAGCAAACCTCCTCTAAACGCTTGTTTATTAATACTAGCTGCAAAACCTGTTCCTGTTTGACAATACGGTGACTTAGTAAGTACTTGTCCTTCTGGGTCAAGTACCATTTGAAATCCGCCATGGCCTTGTCCTGTAATGTTACGTAAAATTGTAGCATCGTTCATTAAGAACACATCCATCTCTGAGTTTCTTAATGGAGGGTTATACTCATCATTAAAAGCAAAAATAACTGTGTCTATCAAGTTGTTTACAACAAGTTGAATGCCGTCTATCTGTCTCCAATATGTAGAAATTTCTACTGCATCAAATGTTGATCCGGACGTATGCTCTATTGTAGGTGTATAATATCTATCTTCCCCACCCACAAAAAACTTAACTACATTTCCTAGTCTGTAAAGTTTTCCTGCTGACCATGATTCAGGATCGCCGTCGCCGTTAAAACCGTCAAAAGCAAATTCAAGATTTACTTCTGGAACTGGCGCTGCACCTGCAGGCCCGTATAATGTTACCGGGGATATCCCTCTAATTATATCATTTGCAAGTGTGAAAATATGTTGTATGCCGGCAACAGTTTCTGTTTCAGAACCTACTTTTACAGCACCTGCATAGTATTCACCTTGTGCTTCAAGAGCAAACTCGTTGTCGCCGGCACGTAAATCTTTTACAAGTGCGTCTACAATTAGGCCTGTATCTCTTGAACATTTTGTACGTCCGTATAACGCAGATCCTATTAATGCAGGGTATGTAGTTTCAACGTAGTTTACAACTTGTTCTTGTATAAATTCTTTGTTGTCTATAAGTGCAAGAGCAGCAGTTTCCCAGTTACCTATATTTTCGTAACCTGCACCAACGTTCTTAAGTTTATTAGGCTTTAGTAAATAGTGATTACCAAAATATCCATCAACATTGCCTGACAAAGGATTAATATATTGTACACCATTGGGTACTGTTACCACTGTAAAACTATACGGTGCCGCTCCGTTGTTACCCAGAGCTGTATCTTGAATAGTAATAATTTCATTTGCCTGGAAATTTTTTCCTGGATCAGTTATTGTGATATCGGTTATAGCACCTGATGGGTCTACTGTAATTTCAAATACTGCATCTTCGCCCATTTTTGTTGTAACATAATCTACATCTCTTACAGTATAAGTATTACCCGGTCTAAGAGCATCGGCTGCAGGTTGAAAGTCTATTGTTTCAATTGAACTTTTTCCTAAGATTAAATTATCGAATTCTGCATCTCTATAGAAAAATAAATTTGAATATCTTGATTGAGAAATTCTATCTCTTGGTCTTATAATTGTTCTTCTAAATTCGTCACCTTTAATAGAAACATTAGGCGGAACTCTAATAGGAAAATCTTCTTCGTAAATTCCTGATTCTATACGAATTGTAATTTGTGTTTCATTTACAATATTTCCGTATTCTAAAGGCTCGCCCGATTCAAATTCAATGGGTTTTAATAGCTGTAATTCAATTTCGTCAGTTTCTACAAGGCTTACAGGCCTTGTTCCGGACTCGTACTTGTAATCTATTATTCTACCAATTGCACCTGAGTTTTTACCACGCACAACTTTACCAGGAATAATATCTGTGTTAGCAGGATTAGCCTGATCTATAAAACCAAAGTTACCATTTCCGATATTAATTTTATAAACAGTATTTCCGTCTACAATTTGTGGTGCGTTGAGAGGGCCGTTATCTATTACTTCTAGTACAATATCAAACTTTCCTGCAATCACATCGTCTGCTTGTGCATCCGGGGCTTGCCCAACATTAATATATTGTGTTACCCTATCTTGGTATGTTATTGGAACTGCTGTATTAGTTAAAATATAGTCTCGCACTAGAGTCTGCGCATATCTAATACCTGCAACTGTATATGCTTTTTGTGATCCTATTGCCTTCTGCGCACTTACGTTAGAATAGTATCTTAAACCTGCATAACGAGAAAGGTAATTAGCATTATTACCTAACAAAGCATCTAAACTTACACTGTCTAAAATTAGCCCTACATCTCTTTGACATATTTCTGTATCGTAGCTGTCTGCAAACTCAGGATAAAGTGTATCGATATAACCGGTTACTTCTTTTGCAATAAATTCTTTATTAGCAACAATCAAAGATCTTGCATTATTTCTGCCTACATCTGGGCTAGCAACTCCTGCTGTTATAATAGCACCTTCGTCTTCGCCGTTGTTAAACGTCATAGTCTGCATATACGGACCAGGTTCTTTTGGTGCTGAGAGCATTATTTCTTCTGCTTTTCTAGCAGCAGCATTAATAGTCTTGTAAGCATATGCAGGGTTTCTACCTTCCTTACCTACAGGTGTATAAGTTTGCCTATCGTCACCCGATGCTTCGGATACAAAAATATTAACTTTACTTGTTGCTGCATTGCTATCAACGTACAGCTTAGTAGCTGCCTGTAAATCGTTTGGTCCAAATGGTAAACCTGTACCTGCAAGTTCTCCTGGGTGATCAAACAAGTTTAATGCACCTGTCATTCTATCACCTTGTCTGCGTACTACTGACTTTCTAGGCATAGCTACGTTATCTAACCAGTTGCCCTCTAAATCTTCGTCAAGTGCGCTATCTGTAAGTGTAAAGATACCTGTTCCGCCGCTAACAAGTATTCTTCCTTCGCCGTCTATTGCGTCTGCTTCACTAGAAAAAATACTTATCTCATCGTCGCCTGCAATACCAATATAGTATGTATTACCACTTACTACGCCAAATGGATCATCGCCTGTTGAATTAAAAATAAACGGTGCTCCGGTAAATCCGCCTGATAACCCGTGGCCAACAGATTCAAAATTTCCTCCTGTGAGAGAAGATGCAGTTATAACATAGTCGCCTGTATCTGCCGGTTCGTCGGCTATTCTAATGCCGCCACCTGCAACTTGTTTTTCTTGATAGTTTCTATCAGCAAACCCTTTATTAATTACTATAGAACTATAATCTAAACTATTAGCACCATGCACCGCTTTTGCCTGCTCGAACTTTTCTTTTGATACACTGTTGCCCATTATAATTTGTGTTGCAGCATTTAATGGCCCGCTTAGTTTCGGCAACGGATCGTTTGAAACTTTAGATACTAATTGTTTTACAATTAATTTGCCGTCGATTGTGAAATCAAAGCCGATGGTATCGTTAGATCCGTCTAATGCATTATCTGATGCAAACTCTAAAAGATTTAAGCCGCTACCGTCCGACCTTACAACAGGAATGTTATTTTCATTCCCTTCGTAATTGTTAGGGGTATCACTTAGGTCAGTAAATGATATCTGACCGCCTATACCAAAAACTGCATATAACTCTTGAAAGTTTTCGTTTACTTTACGAAACGACTCACGTATGCTATCGCCCGTGCCGTCATTACCTTCTACACCAATATCTACACCTTGTCTTGCCATTTTATTTTAGCTCCAATATTTCTATGTCTTTATCAAACATTTTATCAAAATTTATACTAACGCCGCAGCCACATGCTGACTGTGCGTTAGGGTTGTTAACTTCAAACATAGACCCAATTATGTCTTTTTTATAATTAATTTCTGTACCAATCAAAAACATAGTGCTATGCGCACCAATTACAAAGGTACAGTTGTTGTCTGTTTTTAGGACTTCGTCGCCCGCATTAAGTTCATCTGGTCCATTTAGTGTACCCCATTCATACTCAAAGCCTGCACAACCACCTCCTTTTACATTCAAAGTGATTGCATAGCACCCATGATCGTTGCATAAAGTGTCTATTTGTTGTTTTGCTGAGTCAGTTAGTGTACATATTGTCATAGATTTACCTTTCACATCAATATTTATCGTATTGTTTTATAATCTTAATGTAAATATAGTTATGTACATAAGAGAATTTAAAAAGCAAACTAGGCATGTTCGTAAAAGCAAAACAGGCAAGGAACATGCCTATACACGCGAATATACTGTATGTGTGTTTAGATGCGACAACTGTAACACAGAGTTTGAACGTGCAAGGGGCAGTATGGATCCAAAGCGTCTAAGTAACAATTATTTTCACGTATGTAACAACTGTGATGCTAAAGTATTTGCTCAAAAGAAAGGCGTAGAAAAGAAACAAGTTTGGAATATGAGTGCTTCTAGTTCTACGCCTATTGGTAAACTATAACTAGTCTACATTCTTCCAAGTGAATGCTCCAAAGAACATTTCATCTTCTGACATCTGTCCCCAAGGTACATCTCTGCTAGGGTCCGGATTCATAGGATTGTCTGC